CATGGTGCTGGTGGCGAGCGGGTGGTCTATGCCGGACTACATTGACGACATCAAGGCGCACCGCGCCGCCGGTCATGTAATCGGTGCGGTAAAAAGTGCGCACGACTTCTTGTGCGAAAACGGCGTAGAGCCGGATTTCTGGGTTAACCTTGACCCCCGCGACCGCACCAACGGGATACAGCGCAAGAATGACCGCACGCTGTATATGGTCGCCTCGCGCTGCCCCCCTGTCACGTTTGACTTCCTGCAAGGCAAGCGCGTGATGCTGTGGCACTCGTGGGCAGAGGGGCCGGAAATGGAAGCGATGGGGCCGGGCAAACTCGCCATTGGCGGGGGCACGACCTCGGGCCTACGGGCCATCAACATTGGCTACATCATGGGCTTCCGCAAGTTTGTGCTGTACGGGTACGACTCATGCAACAGCCCAGACGGCCGCAAGCGGTTTACCGGCGAACTGCCGGGCGTCACGGTGGATATCTGGGTGGGCGGCCCTACAGGCAAGAAATTTAACGCCAACGCTGCAATGGCCCAGCAGGCCAACGAATTCCAGAAACTGTTTGAAGTGATGCCCGACCTCAAGATTGAGGTAATTGGGCCGGGGCTGATTGCAGAGATCATGCGCTGCCGTCGGGATACGGCACAGGCAGCATAATGGCAATCCCGTCCCGTGTACTTGGCTCGGGCGTCTCGCAGTTATCCACGGTGTCCATCTGTGGTGACGGCAACGCCTCGGTCGTGGCTGCGGGCACATCGGCCGACAACGCCACGGCTATCACCTACGTCTACAATAATGTGACTACTACCCCCTCGGGCGCTGGCGTCAAACTGCCGCCGACCGAAATGGGCGAGTTGATATGGATAACTAACTCGGGTGCAAACGCGCTGACGGTGTACCCGTATGAAGCAACGTCCACACTCAACGCCACAACGGCTGCAACGATCAACAAAAACTGCGCAGCGGTATTTTTTGCCATTAGCAACAGCGCGTGGGAAGAACTGCAAGGGTTTAACGGCGCAGTTCCGATTCTGCACTACGGTGCGTTTTCGGACACTACTTTACAAACCATTGCGTCCATCAACACCGCTTACGCGATGACGTTTAACACGACAGACGCAGCAAACGGGGTCAGCATTGGTTCGCCTACGTCGCGCATCGTGGTGGACAATCAAGGCGTCTACAACGTCCAGTTTTCAGCGCAATTAGATAAAACCTCTGGCGCAGCGGCAGTTATCCATATTTGGCTACGCAAAAACGGCGTTAACGTATCAAACACAACTAGCCGAGTAGTTATCCAAGGCACCGCAGCCGAATTGGTTGCGGCATGGAATTTTGTTATCCAACTTGAACCCACCAATTATGTAGAATTGATGTGGGAGAGTAATGACGCAGACGTTGTTTTACTTGCGGCAAGCGCCACAAGCGTTTATCCCGCAATCCCCTCTGTAATTTGTACCGTAACACAGGTCAACAACCTGTAATCCCCACAGGAGCAAGGACAATGCCGTTAGACAGCGATGTAAACAATGCCGACGCCCAATTGCACGTTGAGTTCTACACCAAAGACTCTGGCGTAAATGAGGGCAAAACCTATGTTCGTATCATGGCCCCCGGCGATAAGACCAACATCATCGACCAACCGTGCCGTGACGACCACAAGGAGCGTTTCCCGCGCCAATGGCTGTATTACCAAATGCAGCAGGGCGAGAGCGCCGCAGAGCAGATTGGCACCCCGCTGTCGCATTGGCATAAGGATGCTGCCGAGGAAATTAACCGTGATCAAATTGCCGAGTTGGCAATCCTAAAGTTTGTGACGGTGGAGCAGTTGGCGCTGGCGTCAGACGCGCAGTTGCAACGCATCGGGATGGGTGGCGTGGGCTTGCGTGAACGCGCCCGTCAGTACCTTAATCGTAAAAATCGGTCAGATGCAAGCGCAGAGTTGGAAGATACTAAAAAGCAATTGGCCGAACTGCAGTCGCAGATGGCGCAGTTGTTGGGAGACTCTCCCAAGCGTCGTGGACGACCGCCTAAAGAAATAGCGGAGGAATAGTATGGGCAGCACGATGGTGCAATTGGTGCAGCAATGCACAAACGAGTTGGGCATCCCGACTCCTTCCACGGTCGCAGGTAACGCCAGCCAAGACGTTATCCAAATACTTGCGTTGATGAACGCTTGCGGCTATGAATTGCTCCGTCGTGCTGATTGGCGTGAATTGACCAAACAGCACACGTTCTATACCGAGGCGATCACGACAACTGGCACATGGTCAACGTCGTCGTATACGATCACCGGCATCCCAACGACGGCAGGGCTGGACACGACCTATCAGGTGCAGGGCGTTGGTATCCCTAACGCTACCTACGTCACCGCCGTCACCGGCACGACAACGCTAACGGTTAACTACGCCCCAACCGAGGCTCAAGTTAATGGGCAGTTAATATTTCAAAAGGTCAAATACAACCTCCCGACCGACTACAACAGCACCGTAAACCGCACGCATTGGGACAAGAGCAAGCGTTGGGAGATGCTTGGCCCCGAAAGCGCACAGCAATGGGAATGGCTGCTGTCGGGCTATATCAGCACCGGCCCCCGCATCCGCTGGCGATTGCTTGGGCCGTATTTCCAGATTTGGCCGGGCATGAACGCAGGCGAGTTGCTTGGGTTTGAGTACCGCAGCAACGCATGGGCCTACAACGCCCTCGGCGTGCCAAAAAACAGTTTTACCTCCGACACCGATACCTGCGTGTATCCCGACCGCGTGATGGTTCTGGGTACCAAACTAAAGTATTTTGAGGCCAAGGGCTTTGACACTACGGCGCTGTACCGCGATTACCTTGCAGAACTGGAAACCGCCATCGGTCAAGACGTAGCCGCCGCCAACCTCTCGTTTGCCCCGCGACCGGGAACCGTACTGATTGGGTACGACAACATCCCCGATAGCGGTTACGGCACGGATAGTCAGTAATGGCTAGTCCGGTACGCAGGCGGCTAGTCCAGCGCACGACGGCAAACGTTGCGTCGTTGCCTGCCCCGGTGGGCGGTTGGAACGCTCGGGACGCACTGGCAAACATGGCACCGACCGACGCCGTGTACTTGGAAAATATGTTTCCAAGCGTCAGCAACGTCAATTTGCGAGGCGGATTTGCCAAGCATAAGACAGGATTGCCGGGCACCGTTGATACGTTGATGACGTACAACGCTGGCAGCACCATCAAGTTGTTCGCCATATCCACGGGTAACATCTACGACGTCACTTCGGCAGGTACGGCAGGATCGGCACTAGTTGCCAGCCTGTCTAACTCCGCATGGGAATACACTAACGTCACCACGGGCGGTGGCAGTTATCTTTACGCGGCAAACGGCGTGGACAAGCCGCTGCTGTACAACGGCACGACATGGACGCCGATTGATGCCGCATCTACGCCCGCCATTACGGGCGTAACCACCACCGATTTAGAAAGCCCCACGCTGTTTAAAAACAGGGTGTGGTTTATTCAAAAAAACACGCTTAAAGCGTGGTATTTGCCGGTGGCGTCTGTGGGCGGCGCGGCCAACGTCCTTGACCTGTCCAGCGTCATGCATTTGGGCGGCAAACTTACGGCGATGGCGACGTGGACGATTGACGCGGGCTATGGCGTAGACGACAACCTTGTGCTGATAAGCGACAAGGGCGAGGTGGCCGTATATCGCGGCACCGATCCCACCAGCGCGTCTACATGGTCGTTGATCGGCGTGTGGATCATCGGCCAGCCAATTAGCCGCAGGTGCGTAACCAAATACGGCGGCGATTTGCTTATTCTGACGCTCGACGGGCTTATCCCGTTTGCTTCTGCGCTGCAATCCTCGCGCCTTGACCCCAACATTGCGCTGTCGGACAAGATACAGGGCGCGTTTGCTGCAGCGGCACGCACCTACAAGGACACATTTGGCTGGGCGTTGCTTTACAACCCGTTAAACAACGCCCTAATCGTCAATGTTCCGGTCAGCACTGGGCAGCAACAGTTTGTGATGAACAACATCACAAAGGCGTGGTGCAACTTTACGGGTTGGAACGCAAGTTCGTGGGCGCTAGTAGGCAGCGAACCGTATTTTGGCGGCAATACCTACGTTGCAAGGGCGTGGACAACGGGTGACAGCGGCTACATGGACGACGGAGAGCCGATTCCAACCAAGGCTCTGCAGGCGTTCAACTACTTTGAAACGCGAGGCGTCATTAAGTATTTTACCCGCGCACGACCCAGCATCTTTAGCAACGGCCAGCCACAGATTGTCATTGGCATTAACACAGACTTTCAGACGGTTGACCAGACGGGTGCGCTGTCGTTCTCGCCCACCACTGCAGGGCTATGGGGTATCGGGTTATGGGACGTTGCGCTTTGGGGTTCGGATGTCGTCATCACGAACAACCAATCTGGCGTGACGGGTTTAGGTTATTCGGGAGCCATTTCGTTCACTAGCAGCAGCAAAAATCTGCAGATTCAGTGGGCCTCAACTGACGTGGTGTATCAGATCGGATGGGCTGGAATATAGTTAACGGCCCCCGGGTGGGCCTATGGGTAACCGAGCAGACGCAGGGCGGGTTTGACCCGCAGCGGTCGGTTGCCATTGGGTTAGAGCGTGACGGCGAATTGGTCGCTGGGACGGTTTACGAGAATTGGAACGGGGTTAGCGTGATGTGCCACAT